CTCTTTCTCTACCATTTATGTTAGCAAAAGAAGCATCTCCTTTTTGTCTTTTTTCCCAGAGAGTTTTATAAAAATCACTTATTGGATAGTCATTATTGTTTTTGTCTTTTACTTTTTTAAATGGAATTTCTTTTTCATTAAAAGAAATTTCTATTTTAGGTAATTCTGTAAACATATCAGCAAAATGTAAAAAAGGTTGTGATAAATTCTTTCTTAATGCTATAAAAAAAACACGTTCTCTTTTTTGTGGCACACCCATTTTTGAAGCATCTAATAAAAAGTGTTGGCAATAGTAACCGGCTTTGTCAAATGCGTTATAAATTTTAATAACATATTGTTTAGCTTCTCCCATTAATAAACCTTTTACATTTTCAGCTACTACCACTTTCGGTTGTAATTCTTTTGCTAAATCAATAAAATCAAAAAATAACGTATCTAAAACTTGTTCAGCTTGACCTTCTCTAAACACTTTTTCTTTTCCCCAGTCTTTTTCTCTATTTCCAGCCATTGAAAAACTACTACAAGGTGGAGAACCATCTAAAATATCAAGTTCATAAAGTTCATCAGGCAAATCAGTTCTTAATTTAAAAGTTTGTATTGGCTCTAAATAAGCGTATTTTGGGTTATGATTAACTTTGTATGCTTCAATCATTTTAGGGTCAATCTCATTGCATCCTAATACGTCAAATCCTGCTAATTTATAACCCATAGTTGAACCACCGCCACAAGCAAAGCAACTAAATACTTTGCCTTTATCCTTTGTAAAGTTGGCATCTTTCAAAGTCCATTTATAATTAAAATTTTCCATCCCTCTTTTTTTCTTTTTTTTCTTTAGTGCTTCGATTAAACATTTGTGCTATAAATCCCCTACTGCTACAAGCCCCATACGTTATGCTGCAAAATTAACCCAACAAACAACACAAAATTAAAAGTAAAGTAATTTAGAATGAATCTAATTAATCGGTAATTCCGATTTATCTAACCAATCCGACAAACACCCCACCAACAAACCCACCTAATCCGATTGCAGCTATTTTAAAGCCGTTTAAACGCTTTTTCTGCTTTGCCTTGTTAAGTTCTAACTTTACATTAAATAGTTCATTAGATGCGTTCTGATATGCTTTATTCAAGGTGTTATTGTCTATAATCAAAAACGATATTGCAACTGAATCATTCTGCCTGATTTCTTCCATATCAGAAATGATAGAATGTAGTTTCTTAATCTCCATGTCTTGAATCTTATTAATGGCTCTTGCTTCTGCGCCTTCAACTAATCGGAACAAAACTATTTTATCTTCATTGACTTGAACCAAAGTGTCATCGAGTAGACCATGTTCCCATAATATCTCATCAAAGGTAGTGCTATCCAAATTAAGGTAAATTTTTTTGTATTTGATTTTGACAATAGCCTTTTTGTCTGTCAATATCTGAATGGTGTCTTTATTGGCTTGTATGATGTGATTTAAGCTATCTAATTTTGAATGGTATTTCATACTATCAAACTGAATTTCGACCTTATTGAATGACTTATAATTCATCCCCCACATGAAGGAGATTACAAAGCATAGGATTAAGAATAACCCCCATGCTATTCGGTTCTTTATTTTAGTTCGTGTTTCCATTTTTTTAATTAATTTTGTTCTGAGTGTAATATTGGTAACCAGTCCAATACCGTATTCGGTTCGTTAAATCCACAAGGACGCACTCTTTATCAAGTGGGTGATACAAGGTCGATTAGTTTCGACCTTTGTCATATTATCCCATCTTCTCTATCACGAAGGAAGTCCATATACACCGACCAAGCTATTCTGTATTGATATTTACACGCTTGGCATTCACATCGCTTTGTTTTAATCCCTGCTGCTGATACTGTATTACCTTTCATCCATACGTTACGGCTGCCACATTTCGGACATGTATAACGTTTATGACCATTTTCAACGCCTTTGTGATAATCAGTCTGAATATGTAGGTTCAATTCGTTGTAAACCTTTTCAAGTTCAAATACATCTTGCTTACAATACTCAACCATTTTAGCCAATGATTCAGCATCATTTGATTTGGTTATCTTTTTCCAGTCAGAATAGTTTATCTTGTCATCTTTGCCTTCACTACCCATGAATTTAGAAACATAGTCCAAACGATTTGAATTGAAGTAGAAGTTTGACCGTGCTTTGGTTAAGGTGTCAATACATTTGAATCCACTTGGCATTGGTATCTTGTGGAAGAAACACCTTGTGCGAATCCATTTGATGTCAAATTTCTTGATGTTGTGACCTACTATGAAATCCGCTTCTGCAATGACTTTTACAATATCTTGTACTAACTTTTTGTCTGATTTACCTTTACTCCATACAACCGAATGACAATCAGGTTCATTTAGCCACTTGTAACAGATACAAATTATCTTGCGTTCTTCCTCGATTGATTCATACCCAATATTTAACTTGTAACCTGCACTCCAAAAATAACCCACGTTAGGGCTTACTTCTATGTCTAACAGTAGGATTTTCATAGTTTGTTTTTAGGTTATTTTGACCACCTTCTTGGTGTACTTATGTCATAATGCAGCCATGAAGCATAAAGCCCAATTCCACCGTTCTTCATCATGCCACGTTTTATCAATTCTTCAATCTGAATCTTGACTTGTCTTGGTGTTAATCCTTCTACTTTTATGTCTGCTGCTTTTGCGGTCAAATGACTGGACTTAGATGCACCCCCTACCTTTTTGTTATGTGCAGGTGAACGATAGCCTGATGTAATTGTAATTTTTCGCTTTAATACATCTCTAAGTACTTGCAGATTGGTAGCAAGTTCAATTAAATTAACTTTGTATTCCATCGGAACTAATGTACCATCCTTGCACTTAAACTCATCTGCATGGAAGTTCTTAGTAAGTTGACCTATCATAGTTTTGCCCCTGATTTAAGTCCGTTCAATTTGTCTTTAACTAATGACCAAATGTCTGTACCCGTAATTTCGCCAATGTTTTCAAAGTTAGATTTAACTTCAACCAAACTGATGTAACCTGCCGTAAATGATGCCAATGGTATTGAGAAATTCAAGTCATCCAAAAACACCATTTCAAAGGCTCGACCAATAGCAATAGCTAAGAAATACATTATCAGTTTGGTAATAGTGTAACTCATACCTTCTGATGTTATTGGTCTGCCTTTCTTCCTTGATTTCCAAATGCCCGTGAATAAATCGGCAAATAGCAAGAATACCACCAAAATTATCATCGGTGCAATAGGTGTGAAGAATGCCGTTAGAAATGGTATCAATACCATAATGATGTTATCCTTGCTAATTAGGTTCATTTCGTTTCCTTTTTAATGGGTTCTTCTTCTTTTACTACACACTCATTAATAACGCTAACAATCTTCTGCACGATGCTCGTTGATTTGATTGGTAGTTCATTTAACAATTCCATGATTTGGTTAGCTTTCGCTTCGTTTAATCTAAATTCCATAATTTTACTGTTTGTTTATATTTGCTTTTTCAACGTGGTTTTCATCTATCTTATTTAACAACCACGCTAATGCCTTTCCTATTGGATACAATTTGTTTTGTGCCTTATTCTTACCTAACACATGGCTGACCGTTTCGTTAGGGTCCCCGAAACGATGCCCATCAGAATGGCACATCAAATCGTTGAACAAATGCTTACACCATACATTCCCTAACTGGTCAATAGCTATTGCATTATTCCACGAATCACGACCTAATGTATTTAATCCCCTTGTAACAATGGCATAAATTAACGCAATCGGAAATATTAATATTGATAACAAAATAGCTATTATTAATAGTGCTAAGTTTTTCATATTAGTTTAACTCCGAATTGACTACAAATTTGATTTAATATAGTTTCATCTAATATAGGTTGACCCGTGTCTAAATCAACTCCTTTTACTCCTGCTTGCCATACTGCAAATGGAAAGGTGTGGTGTGTGTATCTATCAGTCCTTGAAACAAAACTACCTTGTTCGTTTGTTAGTACTTGTGTAATCTTGGTGTCAACTCTGACAAACTTTTCTATTATGGCTTCTGTTGCTTCTGTTGCTTCTTGTGTAGTCTTTTCAAATGTATTAATAAAATACACTTCAAGTTCAATCGGCTCAAAGATACAGAATGGTTTGGCACTTGGTGTAGATGCTATTTCTGATGGTGTTAATAGTTTAATTTTATATTTCATGATTTTAATTATTGACTATAAATCCGATTGATACTTCTGCGGTTGCTGCTGCACCTAATGTAATTACAAAACTTCCTGCACTTGGCACTACATTCTTGATATAAGCCGTTGTGTCATTTGTTCTGACTACTGCCGTTACTATTGATGATGTGGTTACTAAATTATTTGTTACTGTTACAGTTGTACCTGCTGCTGCTATGTTGACCGTACCGCTTGGCTTATTAATAGTTTGATTCCCCGTTGTACCTGCTGCCGTTATTGTACTATCAAATGTTATTTTACCCGAATTGCCAACTAAAAATCTACTTGAACCGCCTACAAGCAAATTCAATAAATTATGTGTAGTACCCGTGATTGATGTTTCTGTTGCATTTAGATAGAATCCCGTTACTGTACCCGAATATGTACCCGTATTGTTTATTGTATAGTCTAATCTTCCACCAATCCATGACCCCGTGCCTGATGACCTTGCAAATCCCGTTGGTGCTGCGGCATTTTTACCACCCATATCAAAATGGGTAGATTCTCCCGTTGCATTTATTGATTGCCTTCCATAGAAAATATATGAACTTTGTCCTGCTGCGGGTGCAAAATTATTATAAAAATCTAAACCCGTTGATACGCCTTCTGCAATAGCCGTGTTCAGACTAAAAAACCCTAACACTCCCGTACTTGTAATTCTGAATCTTCTTACTCCTGCTAAATCAACTCTGAACAAATCGGTAGCACCACCCGAACTATTAGCGTGTAAGATAGCAGCAGGTGCTTCAATTCCAATGCCGACTAACCCACCACCCGTTACTGTTAATCGTGTTGAATTGTTGGTAGCTAAAAATAATGGCACATTACCATTTGTACCGATAGCCATTCCCAAATTGTTTGCA